CCTCTCGGGGTCGAATTATCATTTCGTGTTACGTATGTTTACACGTAACACTGGTAGTCAGTATACAGTACGCCTTCCGCCACACGTTTCCCGTAGCTTGCGGCGTCAGTATACGACATTATGCCCAAAACAACCACACCATCATACTCGCTGCCCCAAGCTTCTACGCTTATGTTTGGCGCTGTTGCGTTACCGCCGACACACTGGACCAATTCGCGAACCTCACGGGGTGTCATCATATTCTTAACGAGCGCTAGAAGAGGATACTTACTTAAGCAACCCGCCACTGGTTTTCGCTTGTGTGCCGTTCTTACATCAACAGATCCAAGAGGAGTGTACGACTCAAGTGAGCGGGGTACCAAATGCTGTACAACGTCAGGCGTGCCACTTGAAACCTCGCGTCTGAAAGACGCGCTTTTCATAGCCGACTTAACCGACGTACGCAACATTTGCATTGCGAACCGCTCTACAGGGGAAGCGACATTGGTCAAATAGTCTACTGTTGCAGCTTCCGGACACGTAGCGAGGAACGCTCGGTCTTTCTGTTCTTCTGCTGGATCGACATGCTTAATTACATCGACGTCCATCCTCAACCTTGACCCGGCACTTATGAACTGCGGTCCTGTACCCAAAGCTACACGCCCACTCAGAAAAGGGACCACCACACTTTCAGATAGACCCGTCATACGGACTACGCTCCTTACAAGCAATGTATGTAGATGGTAGTCACCCCCGCGATTTATGAGGGTCCTAGATGATTGGACCATGGTCTGCAGAGCCTCTAAGGGTGACAATTTCACATCCCCAACCCAGTTACCCGACACTATACTTGACACACACCTCGCGTAATAGCCAACTGCATACGTGTCCGTTATGGCGACGCGCAGGAATTCAGAAGTAACACTACCGACACTCTGCTTCGTTGGATTCAGCCTGCATTCGGTATTACGCATGCCAGACAGGACCTTACTTGCGTCGGCGTATGTTTTGCACGACATATAGACATCGTCACCGACATGCATTGAAGTGCAAGACTTGTAAACCGACTCACCGATGCCCACTCGTATATATGCGCTATTTAGAATGGTGTTTAGAAACGTGGTAGCACGGTGCCCAGACATGAGCGTACCAGCTGCGGTTCCGATGTATGCACCAGCACAGTATATCCGCATCTTGTAGAATGACTCCACCAACTTCTCAGCCAGTTTACGGTCATAGCCGACATGCTCTGCAACTACCCGTATCACCATAGCTTGACTTTCTAAGGTATGTTGACTGTTGAAGTCGTCGTAGTCTAGCATAACGCTCACTTCACCATTCGACCTTGCCTCCAAGACACGCTGCGCCATACCATAGTGCCCTAACGAGCCCGGATCGAGGATCACACGCTTTCCTGCCCACACCTTTTCTATCGGGGCAAGGAAATGCTCAAAAGCAAAATAGGATAGACTATCACAGGCAAAGATGGCACGCACTTTACCGTGTTCAAGTTTGGGGCTCGCCGAAACCACGACGTCGCCATCCCAAGTGCTCACTGGCTCGTGCTCGATACTCTCAGCGAACATCCGTCTGTACCAATTGTTTACACCAGGGATATCACGTGTCTTGTACTGCGGTTTAAGTCGTTCTAAGAGTTTAGCGTGGCTACCATTCACACACCACTCCCAACGCCTCTCCCAATGTTCAGCCAACAACATGTATTCAGGTTTCTCATCTAATTCTTCGCGCAGAATCTCCCTGACCGCCATCTCCAAACTTGCCATGTCAAAATGCGCGCAGGATTCATCCACTTTTGCTCTGTCGCATCTGTATCTAGCCTCCGTACGCAGATCTAAGGGACCGACGCCTCTACCTTGGAGTGTATTCATCTCAACAAGCTTTGCACCCAGACTAGAGCCAGAACAACCCAACGATTTGATAGCCGTTGACAGCACCTTAGCTGACCCCGGACACAGGACAGAAATCAAACCAACTAGACATATATCCGTATGCTCCTTGATCCCGCACGCGTGCATTAAACCTGCTGAAAACTGGTCGTCGTTGAAGGAACCAGGTTTAAGTGAACCAAGCAGCCCCAGAGCCTCGTCGACCGGCCTCCGATAATACTCCTTCGCGGCGGCAACTACTTCTTTGGACCAGACATTCACCTTATTTTTTGCGCCAGGATGACTCACTTTGAGTGGTAAGTATTCCATACGCAACTCTTTCGACTGTATGATCTTCTCACCGAATGTCACCCACTGTTGCATCCTATACCACTTACCCTTACTCGTACCACGTATACGCGTCAGGCCTTCACTCATCACATCAGGCCGGTTACTCATTATTGCACTATAATAAAAATTAGTAGCATCGAAGTCACCGGTAAAAGCACCGTAAACTAACTTCTTCAAACCAGTATCGTCCAACTCTATCTGTACAGGAAATTCTGCGCCTAGTATACTACATATTGCGGCGAAGAAACTATTATTTTCGGAGACCAACTTACCTAAAGAAAGGATTTGAGAAGTATAAGAGAGAGAGATGAATTGAGAAAAGAAAACAGACCTACCTTCTTCTGAAACAATGTAAAGCTGACAGGCTTTACCCAAACTGCCCAACTCCTTCACGCGCTGTTGGGCTAGCGCAGGGAGGGCACTCATTGCGGAGCCGCTTCCGGTACAGGTGCACCGGGAGCGACAGCCCCTTCACCAGCTCCGTCAACAGCAGGTGGGGGACCTGCTGGACCAACTCTATTTCCTCCATTTACGTCTGCGATAACATTCGCACCCTCTTGTACACGGACACCGTCTTGTACTACAACTCCCACTTGCCTAGCGGCCCCTCCCCCTGCTTGTTGGGGCGGGGGGCGCGGTGCCGCATTTGGGCCCAAAACTCCGACTAACCTAGCGGCCCCACCGACAGGTAAATCGCGTGCTTCACCCTGCCTTTCTTGAGCAGCACGTTCTGCCGCGATATCTATCGGCTCATGACCTCCTGGAGCCTCATTGAGGGTATTTACGCTGTTTACGGTCAAGCGTTCAGCAACCTTCGCATTTGAGAAGGGTTGTACACTCAGAGCTACAGGCATTGGCTCATCTACCGCACTACCCAAAGCCCAGAGCCGCCCACGAGCCTCTGCCATCGCTAAAGAACCACTTGAGCGGCACCGCGCGACCTGCGTGTTTTCTTGATTCGAGTCGCCGGGCACACACCCATTAGGACGGCTCACCCTATATGTAACACACCCCCCCAATTCTTCTTGCCTGGGTAGGTGTTCGTGACGCACAGCCACGTCTTCAAAAGCCGACGTCTTATGGCGTAGAACTAAACCGTATAAGCCCCCCCGTATATTCAGCAACTCACACGGAGAAACGATCTTTGATTGGCCTCGCACCCATAGCAACGACCCTATGTCAAGTCCTGCCTCTAGTAGATCAATCGTGAGGCGGTTTGGACGACCGCCAGGAAGTACTATACCTTCGGGGTCAACCTGCTTCACTCTTATACAACCGAGACCGTCAACTGGGTGGTGTGCTAGATGGACTAACAGACCACAAGATCGTGCACTCCGTATCTTCACCTTCATGCGAGTATAGTCTGTGTTGGTAGATCTGCTTATCTCGGCCTGTTCGAAAAGGGGCACCGTCCTAACTCCTCCGGGTGAAACCAGTGCTCCCGAACCTGAACCAGAGTGGTGTTGAATACGGCCGAAAGGTATCAGTGACGTAGGCTCTATCCAGTTAAAAGGAGCCACGACTGGGAACCTCAGATGCCTCTCGTCTCGGCCAGCCATATTTATGAACATCGCTGACAAGATGCTCTCCGCTTTGCCCTCGCCCCCACTCAAACAAAAACAATCAGCTAAGTTCCGGACATAGCTACGTACGAAGTTACCACACTCCGCTCCTATCATCGTGGACAAGTCACGCGCCATTTCAGCCGTCCCGGGTGTGTTATCTCCTGCCCGCGCCCTTGGTGCACGCCCGGACACAAAAACCGTTGGGAACCAATCTCCATCAATCACGACGCCTGGGTCAGACTCGGCAACTAGCGCTGCTGTAACCAAGGCTATCGAATCGACCCAACCACACATAGCTACTTTACTTGGACGTGCTATACCAGGTACCCCCAGATAGCCTTGCGTAGTAGAATGGATTCCGCCATAAGGGACGTTGAAGTCACAACGCCTAAATACCGATCTCACAAAACCACACTCGTCACCGTGCCCCACCACTGATACTACGTGATGTATACCCTTTGTCAGCGCGAGTGCGTATATTGCACCAGCCGACGCTGCGTCATAATTTGCTCCCAATAAGTGTAGGGCAGATACGCATGCTGCACCCAACCTCGCGCCTCTCACGGTCGGTACAATAACACTGTTGGTGCGCATATCGACCTCGAGTAAGTCAGTAACAACCGTCCCACCAGAACCGTTAACGGCAGCGATCAGAACAGCAAGTACATCCGGCGCCAACACACTATCCACCATCCTAGGTATGAAGACCTGGTTTTCACTTGCTGATACCGGAGTGAAAGTGTTACCCAATACTGTAACCGAGACGGGTAGACCTCCACGCATATCCTCCGTGCTAACGTCGTCAAACCAAGAACACGCCGCTGCCCCGATTGCCAATTTATAGACTATCGCCGAAAAGTCAGCGTGTTTCCATTCACCGCTAAAATTTGAATATTTTTTGGCCAGACCAGCTAACTCTCCCGCCATCAAATTACTCATATCATGAGATCCATCTAACGAGACGGCAGCATCATTAGCGTGGAAAAGCGTGCGCGCCTGAAGATCCTTAGACCCTATCTCATAACCAATATTCCTACTCCATCCATCAGGTGCCCCACCCATCGTAACATCGGACGAGAACGTCGCTTTGTATCTCCTGAAAGACCTGGCTCCAACAGGAGCGACCACCGGGTGACTTAAGACACCATTTAGTAATGATTGCCGTGCAACTGCACCGACTTTTGATGTTTCCATGGAAACTATAAGTTTAGATTTATTTCTTTGTGCTTGAACAATTTCTGTATGTAGTTTTACTTCAACGGAACCCTCCATATCTTCCATACAGAACCCTTTTCACCGACGACACGCGTTATTATAACGTGAGTTGGCTAAGCCTCTGGCTGGCTCATTTCGAGCGGCCCGGAGTGCGTCGGACATGCAATCGCACTGATAAAGTAGCCAGACAGTACGCCAACCAAACGAGGAGGTGTACGTG